CGGAGCAAGAAATAAGGGAAGACTTGCATTCCGTCAGAAGACAAACAACCACCGCCGGAAATATTCGTTTTGATGTCGAAAAATCGGATGTCTCAGGACACGCAGACAGGTTTTGGGCTTTAAGTCTTGCCCTGCATGCTGTTGAAACAAACAGTGGTCCTATAAATATCGCAACAAGAAAAAGGCGAGAAACTACTGAAATGACAAAAACATTCTGAGCCGTTTTAAAAGGTGTTTTTAAATTTTCGCACACAAATATACCCAATCACCCCTAAAAATTCAATACAGGAAAATTTAAACGCTTTTTAAATGGTATTTCAAGCAAACCACAATGAGAAAAATTATGACAGACAAAATTTTAGAAAACAAAAATACAAAACAAACCCTTTCAGATGAAATAGCGACAAGAAAACGTTCGTTGAATTTCTATTCTTTAGGCTATATGCTTCCTGATCCCGACCCAGTTTTAAGAAAACAAGGCAAAGATATGAAGATATATCGAGAATTACTTTGTGATGCTCACGTTTTTGCCTGTACTCAATCAAGAAAAGCAGGAGTTTTGTCTCTTGAATGGGACATAAATAGAGGAACAGATAAAGACCAGAACGCTCAAAAAATAGAAGATTTACTCAAAAGTTTAGACATTTATCAGCTTATTAACGATATTCTTGATGCTTCATTTTTTGGTTTTCAGCCGATAGAAATTCTTTGGCAAAAAATTGATAATTTAGTTTTGCCATCTGCACTTGTTGCAAAACCGCCTGAATGGTTTTGTTATGATGAAGAAAATAATTTAAAATTCAGAACCAAAGAAAATTATTGGGGCGAAGAACTTCCTGATAAAAAGTTCCTTTGTCCTCAATCAAACGCAAGCTATGATAACCCTTATGGGGAAAGAGTTCTATCTCGAGTCTTCTGGCCCGTTACTTTTAAAAAGGGTGGGATGAAATTTTGGGTTGTTTTTACTGAAAAATACGGTATTCCGCATCTTGTTGGAAAGCACCCAAGGGGGGCATCAAAAGAAGAAACTGAAACACTCGCTGACTTACTTGAGAATATGGTGCAAGATGCTATTGCAGTTATTCCTGATGATAGCTCAGTTGAAATTCAAGAGGCTGAAAAATCATCTTCAGCTGAGATTTTTGAAAAATTGATTGATAAAATGAATGCCGAAATTTCAAAGGCTATCTTAGGACAAACTCTTACAACAGAAATCGGAAGCACCGGCAGCTATGCAGCAAGCCAAACACACATGAGTGTGAGAAAAGATATTGTTGATTCGGACAAAAAATTAGTAGAAAAAACCATCAATCAACTAATTAAATGGATTTATGAAATCAATTTTTCAGGTCAAGATATTCCTCAATTTGAAATGTATGAGATTGAAGATGTTGATTTAAATCTAGCCCAAAGAGATAAAGTTCTCGTTGATTGCGGTGTTAAATTCACAAAAGAATATTTTTTAAAAAGTTATGGTTTTGATGAAGACGATATTGAAATTGTAGATGTCAAAAAATCTACAGAATTTAAACAATTTAAAGAAGAAAATGCTAATCAAGGGCAAGACGAAGTTGATGGATTATTCGATTTAATCTCTGCTGAAGAATTGCAATTAATTTCAAATGATATGCTAAAGCCACTTTTAAAACAGCTTTCAAAATGCAGAACGGAAGAAGAATTTAGAAAAGTTTTAGATGAAAAGAATTTGAAAACTGATAAATTCGAAGAAGTTTTATCAAAAACTCTCTTTTTATGCGAAGCGCAAGGGAGGTACGATGGACTCGACTAAAAAACAACTTACATTTTTTGATATGTTTTCAGGTATCGGCGGATTTAAAATCGCTTTAGAAAAAGCAGGTTTTAAATGTGTCGGATACTGCGATAACGATAAATATGCAACAAAATTATACCGAGAATATTTTAATACAGAAGAGGAGATGTACTTCGATGATGCAACAACAATCAGAACCGATACCCTGCCAGACTTTGACATCTTGTGTGCAGGATTTCCTTGCCAAGCTTTCTCAATTGCTGGAAAGAGACGAGGCTTTAGTGAGTCCAGAGGCACAATGTTTTTTGAAGTCGCAAGGATTTTACGAGACAAAAAACCCAAATATTTTATACTCGAAAATGTTAAAGGGCTACTTAACCACGAGCGTGGAGGAACTTTTGCAACTATCGTTAAAATTCTCTCCGACCTTGGGTATTCAACTCAATGGCAGGTTCTTAATTCTAAGTTCTTCGGCGTTCCTCAAAACAGGGAAAGAGTGCTCCTTGTCGGATGTCTTACAGGAGAATGTATCGGAAAAGTATTTCCTATCTCCTCAAATGATGCAAAAAATATTAGTAACCTGAATACAATTGCAATTACAAAGAAAAAATCTCAAGGCAACAGAGTATATTCGACTGACGGAATAAGTTCATGTTTAACCTCAAACGGAGGTGGGCTCGGCGGTAAAACAGGTTTGTATTTTATAAACAAACCGAGATTTGATACCTACAAAGCCGCTGATATAGTTCAAACTTTAAAAGTTGCTGGAGATACCCCTTTAATGCGTGTGAAAAATGGTACTAAAAAAGGTTTTGATGAAGCCTTTATCGGTGACGGGATAAATTTAGCTTATCCACAAAGTGCCACAAGAAGAGGCAGGGTTGGCAAAAAAGTTTCTCAAACTCTTGATCCACATTGCCAAATGGGAACAATTGACAAATTCAGGATTAGAAGATTAACCCCACTTGAATGCTTTAGGCTTCAAGGATTTCCTGACGAAATGATTAAAAAGGCATATGCTCTTAAAATTTCTGATGCCCAATTATATAAAATGGCAGGAAATGCAGTAACCGTTAACACAGTTTATGCTGTAGCAAAAAGGATAGCGGAGGTAGAAAATGCCTGATTTAAAAGCGATTTTCAAGCTATCTCCATCCATGGCAATAAAATACTTCAAGAATAAAAACAATAAGCTCTCTTGGGATTGGCACGAGGTTTGGCAATCAGCACATCAAAAATCTTTTACTGTTGCAAAATTAATGCGTGAAGATGTTTTGCAGGATATTAAGGATTCGCTTGATAAATCACTTGCAGAAGGTAAAACATTTCAACAATTTCAAAAAGAACTCAAACCAACTCTTCAGAAAAAAGGTTGGTGGGGAGAACAATTTGTAGGCGACTCTCAAGGTAATATAAAAAAAGTCGAAATGGGCTCCTTGAGTCGATTAAAAACAATTTATCAAGTTAATATGCAGACTTCTTATATGACAGGCAGATACAAAATTCAGCTTGATAACGCGGATAACAGACCATATTGGCAGTATGTTGCCGTGATGGACAAAAGAACTCGCCCCGAACACGCCGAACTCAATGAACGTACCTTCAGATATGATGACCCATTTTGGGATAGCTTTTATCCTCCTAATGGCTGGCGATGCCGCTGTCGTGTCAGGGCATTATCCAAAGACGATTTAAACGGTCCAATTGCAGATTCTTCAAAGGGACAATTGTCTCAAGAGATGCAATTAGTTTCTAAGAAAACTGGTAAGATGAAGCCTGTGACGATTTATACAGACCCTTTGACTAATCACAAAATAGCACCCGATGTTGGCTGGAGTTACAACCCCGGTAAAGACAACGGGATTTTGGATGATGAGGATTAAACCCCGTTTAATCAGTATTTAAATAGTATTTAAGGAGATATTTTATGACAATTGACACTAAGCATTTACTCAACTGGGTCGGAGGAAAAAGATTATTGAGAAAAACTATCGCCCCACTTATTCCGACAGACATCAAATCCTACGTTGAACCTTTCGGCGGCGGTGGATGGGTTCTGTTTTACAAACCCCGTTGGGCAGATTTGGAAATTTACAATGACTTAGACGGAAGACTTGTAAATCTTTTCCGAATTGTTAAATATCACCCGGAAGCATTAAAAGAAGAGTTAAAATATTTACTTGGTTCTCGTGAAATGTTTATGCAATTTTTGAAGGCAAAATCCTATACTGATATTCAAAGAGCTGTCCAATTTTTATTCTTAATCACACGCTCTTTTGGCGGCAGAGGCGAAACATTCGGAACAGTCAAAAAATCTTCTGGCGGTGCAAGCAAAAGCCAAACAAATATTTTATTCAAAATCGATGCAATTCACAAACGATTAGACAAAGTGCTTGTGGAAAATAGAGATTTTGAAAAATTAATTAAACAATATGACCACGAAGATGCTTTCTTCTACTGTGACCCTCCTTATACTTGCGGATGCGGATATGAAGTTACGACAACAGAAGGCTTTGCCCATGAAAAGTTGCGAGATACTTTGAAAAATATCCAAGGCAGATTTTTACTTTCATACGATGATTGCCCAAAAATTAGGGAACTATACAAAGACTTTGAAATGATTGCAGTTGAGCGATTGAATGGAATCAATAATAAGCAAGCAAACCGAGAAAATAAAATGTTCAAGGAATTGTTAATTGCAAATTATCCGATTAAGGAGCTGTTTAATGGGCGAACCAATTGAAATAAAAATAGACAACAAAGAGCTTAGCCAAGTTTTGGATAAGCTCTTTGAAAAAACAACAGATTTAAAACCATTGATGAAAAGCATTGCCGGAACGATGGCAGATGCTGTTGAAGAAAACTTTAAACAAGAAGGCAGACCTGAATGGGCGAAGTTAAAAGATTCTACAATAAAACTTAGAACACAAAAAGGATACTGGCCCGGAAAGATATTGCAAATGCGAGGCGAACTTGCTGCTTCGATTACGAGCGAATACAGCGAAA